GATTTAGATCGCGGGTTTTTAGATTTTGTTAGGGACCAATTAACTTGTGTTGTTGAAGGTAAGACAATACCAATGATTGACATATTAATAACAACACAAAATTGGGCACAATTTACTGAAACCTGGGATTTCCAAAACATAGATAAAAATACAGAACCACCATTTATAACCGTCATTAGAAATCCAGAAGTTAAATATGGTAACAACCCAGCTATTGTTTATAATATACCAAATAGAAGATTATATACATATGCTCAAGTACCAACGTGGGATGGAAATAGAAATGGTTATGATATCTATAAAATACCACAACCAGTACCAATTGATTTAAGTTATAGTGTTGCGATTATTTGTAATAGAATGCGTGAGGTTAATAAGTTTAACCAAATTATAATGGAAAAATTTGCGTCACTACAAGCATATCAAACAATAAAAGGCCATTATATACCAATTAAAAACACTGGAATGTCAGATGAATCCGTTATGGATTTAGAAAAACGTAAATATTATATACAAAAATATGAATTTACACTATGTGGATTTTTAATTGATGAAGATCAGTTTGAGGTTTCGCCGGCAATAACAAGAGCTTTCCAAATTTTTGAGACTGACACTAAATATAAAAAGGGAAAAAAGAAAAAGGTTATACCTCCAGAACCAGCAATAATAGAATTTACAATACCAGTTGGACAAACTAGTTTCGAGGAACTTTTCAATTATACCTTAAACTTAAACTTTACATCAACTGAAAACGTTGAGTCATACCAAGTATATTTAAATGGTGATTACTATGGTCAGGATTTAGATAAGCTAGAAATTACAACAAATGATACAGTTTTAATTGAAGTGGCAAAACTAGATGACTCTAAAATAGGTAAAGTGTTGTATACCCAAGAGTTAATTTAATTCTCACCATAAATGTCTTTCTTTTCTTTACAGGTTTGAAATATCAACTCCTCTAAAAATCTATATAGTTTTAGTCCACGCTTATCACAATACTTTTTAAGTGTTGTGTGTGCGTCTATCGATATCTTTAAATTTTTTATTTTTTTTTCGTCATTTTTCATAGGTAGAAAAAAGGTAGAAAAAAATCCCACCAAAATATAAATAGTTTTAAATAAGTAAAGTTTTTGATAAAATCAACAATATTTATATATAAAATAAATTATTAAAACATTAAAAAAGAAATGGCTACGAATAGTAAAGTTTTTGTATCACCAGGTGTTTATACATCCGAAGTTGATTTAAGTTTTGTGGCTCAGAGTGTTGGTGTAACAACATTAGGTATCGTTGGCGAGACTCTTAGAGGTCCTGCATTTGAACCTATTTTTGTTAAGAACTTCGATGAGTTTCAAACCTACTTTGGCCCAACGTCTGTTGAGAAGTTTGTAAACACACAGATCCCAAAATATGAAGCGGCATATATTGCTAAATCATACCTACAACAATCTAATCAATTGTTTGTTACTAGAGTTCTTGGTTTGTCCGGTTATGATGCTGGGCCATCTTGGTCTATTGTAACTAAAGCTAACCTAGACCCAACTACATTAAATTATAATTGTTTAAGTGCTATCACTGTTAATTGTGAGCCAGTTTGTGTGGTAAAAAAGGAATTACCATTTATGGTTCCATTTACAGCATGCACTACTAATCCAGTAACAGTTGATTATGACCTATTCCCAGATGAAATACAAAGTATTCTTAATACTGAATATGAAGAGCTTGAAGGTGGTGTTAGTACATTAAATGACCAAATTAATAATATGGTATCAGATGTAATAACAAGTTCTAATCCTTCTATGGCTGAAGATGAAGTTATTTATTATTTTGGTGCGATACCACAAAGTGAGTATAGTATTTTAAGTACTGGGTATACAACACCAACTGATGTTTTTGGAATTCAAACAATCCCATTTGAGTCATTTTCTCCAGAATCAGTATATAACGATGCTTGGTTTTACGCTTTGTTCACAAATAATGGCGGTGGAGCTTATAGTGGTTATTCATTCTTTACAACAGTAACAGATTTACAGAATATAAATCCAATAACTACTACTACAACAACAATACCACCATCAACTACAACAACCACAACAGATCCATGTGCTCCTGTTGTACCTACAACTACTACAACTACAACGGTACCTGTTGTTATTGATTGTTATTCAGGTAATGTTTCAGGTATTTTATATTACTACACTGGTACGTCATATACACAATTTGACGATTTAGTTGTAACAACATTAAGATCTAGAGGTTTGTCAACATATAGTAACGATGTTAACCCAGTATTACAAATAACTGGTGTTACTGATGTTACTTTAGATATGACAGGTCCATATGCTAATGTACTTAAAAACCCATTTGCTCCATTTGGAATTAATGCAACTAATGCTAGTGGAACCAACTTTGAGTTTGAGGTATCTTTAGGAACATCGTCTAAAAATATTAACAAGGTATTTGGTAAGAGTAACTTTAGTAAAGATAGAATTCAAAACCCACTAATGGTTGAAGAGACGTTCTTAACCTTACTTAATTATGGTTGGAATAAGGGTTACATTAGAGGTTTAAGTGCTGAGCTTGTAACAACAGATGCGGCACAAGCAAATGATACAAATACTATTGGTTGGTATATGGATAGATTCCAAACACCAGAAACACCATGGATTGTATCTGAAGTTAGAGGTAATAAGGTGTTTAATTTATTTAAAGTTTATAGTATCTCCGATGGTAATTCAGCAAATACACAAATAAAAGTGTCAATTAGTGATATTTCATTTAATAACTTAACATTTACATTGTTAATTAGAGATTACTATGATACTGATGCAAATCCAGTAGTTCTTGAGAAGTTCTCTAACTGTTCGATGGACCCACAAGAAAACAACTACGTTGCTAAAAAGGTTGGTACGTTAGATGGTGAATATACATTAAATTCTAAATTTATTTTAATTGATGTTAATTATGATGCACCAACTGACGCATTACCATGTGGATTTAAAGGATTTACATTTAGAGAATACCCTGGAAGTAGGTCCCCATTCCCAATTTATAAGACAAAGTATGACTATCCTGGTGAGTTAGTTTACAACCCACCATTTGGATTATCTAATGGTATTGACGATGCTTATACTAGTCCTGGAGATAATGTTAGAAAAACTTTCTTAGGTATTTCTTCGTTCTGGGGTTATGATAGTGATTTCTACCAATATAAAGGAAAAAGAAAACCACTTAACCTTTGTACAGGTGATGGCGCCGCTTGGGATTTCATGACGAAAGGTTTCCATATGGACAAGAATGCTAGTGGTATTACAATTAATGACGCTTATACAACATCAGGCCAATCAGCTTTTGAGGTTGGTGTTGCGGCTTTCTCATCTGAACCACAAGACCCAACAAACCCTTACTATAGATTAAATTCTAGAAAATTCAACGTAATGGTTTATGGCGGATTTGATGGTTGGGATATCTATAGAGAATACAGAACTAATGGTGATAGATTCGCGCTTGGTAGATCTGGATTCTTAAATGGTGCTTGTGCGTCAACTAGATACCCTAATGGTAAAGGAAATGGATTATTTAAACAAATTGCAATTGGAGATGGAAGTGTTGATTATGGTAACACAGATTACTACGCATACCTATTAGGTCAAAATACATTTGCTAACCCTGAAGCTGTTAACATTAATGTGTTTACAACACCTGGTATTGACATTATCAATAACTCAAACTTAGTTGAGAGTGCTATTGATATGATTGAGAATCAAAGAGCTGATTCATTGTACATAGCAACAATACCTGATTATAACTTATTATTACCAACAACAACAGGACAAGATGGTCTATTCTACCCACAAGAAGTTGTTGACGCGTTAGAAGAATCAGGAATTGATTCAAACTATACAGCAACTTACTATCCTTGGGTACTTACAAGAGACACTGTTAATAACACACAAATCTACATTCCAGCAACAGCTGAAGTAACTAGAAACTTAGCGTTAACAGATAACATCGCGTTCCCTTGGTTTGCGGCAGCAGGTTATACTAGAGGTCTTGTAAATGCAGTTAAAGCTCGTAAGAAGTTAACACAAGAAGATAGAGATGTTCTTTATCTTGGTAGAATTAACCCAATTGCAACTTTTGCAGATGTAGGAACTGTAATTTGGGGTAACAAAACACTACAAGTTAGAGAATCGGCACTTGATAGAATAAATGTTAGAAGATTGTTGTTACAGGCACGTAAGTTGATTTCAGCGGTATCTGTAAGATTATTGTTTGATCAAAATGACCAACAAGTAAGACAAGACTTCTTAAATGCTGTT